ATGACATAGCGATGTACACCGCACCTTTGGTGCGAGCGAGGATGTTGTCACAGGCATCGAACAAGAAGCTGCCGAACCCTTCGCCCAGGTTGTCGTTCATGATGGGGCGGTTTTTGCCCCGCATCTTGTCCTTGGCGGTATTGGCATAGTTGACGTTGTAGGGCGGGTCGGTGAAGGTCATGTCCACCAACTCCTCGCCGAGCAGGCCTTGATAGTCACGGGCCTTAGTGGCATCGCCGCAAAGCAACTTGTGCTCGCCAAGCACCCAGACGTCACCTGGCTTGGAAACCGGGGTCTCGGTGATCTCAGGTACGGCATCCTCATCGGTCAAGCCGTCTTGGGTCTGCTCTTCGCCGGCAATAAGCGCCTCCCACTCCTTAGGGGAAAAGCCAGTCAGCTCAAGGTCAAAGCCAGCGTCCTTCAACTCGGACAACTCGATGCCCAGCAGTTCGTCTTCCCACGAGGCGTTCTCGCCAATTTTGTTGTCGGCCAGGATCAGGGCGCGTCGCTGGGTGTCGTTAAGGTGCTCCAAGGGCACCACGGGAACCTCGGCAAGACCGAGTTTTCGCGCAGCAAGCAGCCTGCCATGGCCGGCAATGACGTTATTTGCGCCATCAATCAGGATGGGGGCGCCCCAGCCGAACTCACGAATGCTGGCGGCGATCTGCGCCACTTGAGCGTCGGAATGCTGCTTAGCATTGCGGGCATAGGGGATCAGCGAATCGACCGAGCGGTATTCGAGTTTGATGGGGTTCATGAAGGCTTGAAATGAAAAACCCGCCTCGCATTACATGGGGCGGGTTTGAAGGGCAGAAAACAAAACGCCCACCAAGAAAATTAGGTGGGCGTGATTTGAGCGATTAGCTGAATGGTACCTCTTCGATATATACCGCGTCAAGCTGATTTTTAAATTCGCCTTACACCATGATTTGATAGCGCTTTGCCTGCGCAATCGGGCGGACCGAACGGTCATTCTTCTCCATCTTCACCAGTCCATAGCGAGACATGGTTTTGAGAGTTCGCGACAGGTTGCCCTGCTTGCGTCCCGTGATGTCAGCCAATTCACTGATGGACGCTGGTCGAGAGGTACGGATGACATCTAGCAATGCACGGTTTTCATCGCTCAAGACCTGGGACAACGATCTCATGGATGTAAACCATACCTTCGGGTCAGAAGCCTTGGGCTTGATCTCACCTTTGGCGATTGCCAACATCCGCTCACGGATCTTCTCTTGCGGCGCAATGCCGATTTTGATGACTTTCATTTTGACCTCACTTCTTTCAGTACCGAATCGACCTCGGTAAAAAAGTCTGACAGCAACTGATGTGCATCCTTGAATTCATAAGGCACTCCCTTGTCGGCGACGTGCCTGTGCTTGTGATCAAACGGCAAACGCTGCCCGGAGAATTTGTTTCCCTTGGTTTTGACTGCGTGCGCGTTGTCATAACCTAAGATTCGCTTGCCACTGGGCGCATGCAAAGTCAGCGTATATCTGATGCCGTGTGGAACGTCTTTGCTGGGTTTAACCTCCCAGGCTTCGATCTTGATCCAATAGCCATCCTCCTGATCAATGATCTGGTCATGGAGGTCGAGCAGCGTTCGGATTTGGTGTTCATTCACACGCACAGTATATCACCCGCTGATATTTATTGTGCGGTTTTGTAGCCATAGTGCGCCGCCAGCACCGCGAGCGCACCGACCAGGATGCCTTTGGCTTCGTACTGATTGAGTGTTCGGCCATTCCACCCCTCAACCGCTGACCACTCTTTCACGCTTCGACCCAGGCCTGCCACATGCCAAACGGCGCAACCACCGGGGCTTCTGATCCCGCCCACAGCGTCGAGCGCCTCATGCATGCGCTTTCGCGCCCAGACCACCCGCTCGGTCATGCTGTCCGTCCACTGGCCACCGGGGATACGGGTGAGCGGCGGGGCGCCTGCGAGGCCCATCTGGGCAAAGACAAAGGCTCGGTTGAAGTCTTGCCCGGCATCGTGCATTTGAGTTGTGATCGAACCGTTGCGCAGCAAGATGCCCAAGGAGTCGATGCAGCGAAAGTGCTCGGTTCGGTAGCGGGTGCCTTCTTCTGCTTGGCTGATCCATTCACCAACCCGTCCACCGGGCAGCTTCACCAACGTGCCGTGGGTCAGTGGCTGAGCGATTTGTTTTTTAGCCATAGCGCGCCTCCTTGCCAACAGCGGGGTTTGAGTTTTGTGCCATCACCCAGTGCAAGAGCGCCAACGCATCCGCTTCGTTGGCATCGATCACCGGGTGACCCAAGGCACGCACTGCCTCAGCCACTTCTGCCTTACCCGCGTTGCCCTTGCCGGTCACATGGCGCTTGATCGTGCCCACGGGCACGCCCTCATACGGGATCGAATGGTGCTCACACCAGCCTGTCAGCGTTGCCAGAAAGCCGCCGTAGGCGTGCGCGGCATCGACGCCAAGGTGGCGGCGCACCTCCTCGAAATAAACCGCGTCCAGCCCAAGTGCGGCGCCTCTCGGGGCCGTCGTAGCCAGGAGTTCGTCCAACCAGCGACGAAAGCGCAGGTAGCGCATCCCGCCACCTTCGAATCGCTGGGGCTTGAAGCTGACATAGCCGTGGATCATCGTGCGATCAAGTAGGCTCAAGGCCCAGCCAGTCGTGGTGCCCAGGTCCAGCGCCAAAACGGTTGGGGGTTTAGCGTTGGATTGTGAATCTTGTGGGTGATGCATCGGGAAAGTCCTCCAAGGGTGCGAACAAGCGCTCGTGCCCACTTGTTCAAGCGACCTGGAGGAGCTCAAGCATTGCCGGGTCAGGGCTGATGCGAGGCTCCCTCATGTCCGGTTTCGTTACGGCTACGGGGAAGTCAATGCGGTGCGCAATCGACTGCAAAACAAATTTCAATACTTCATCTTTCAACGCCTAGGCAGGGTGCCCGGGAGTAGTAGAGAGATAGTTCAATATTTATTTATTTCAATCTAGTTCTCCTTCTCTCTGTCTCTGTATGAGGGGCTTCGCGCGCGCGAGGCTCTAGGGCCCCACTTTTTATAGGTGTATCTCTCGTGGGGGGTTTGAAAGATGAAATTACTGAAGCAAACCCCCCAGGGTGGCGCATGTGACTGATTTATAACGCTTTTAGTATCTGGGTGGGCCTGCCTTTGCTTTGAAGCGTGGTGGCCTCGATCAGCCCGGCCTCGCTCAAAGTGCGCAACACGCCATCGCGCTGGCGGTGATCCATGAACTGGGTGCGCCTTGTGAAGTGGCTCTTGGACATGCCAGCCATGCCCGCATCCCGCAAAATCTGCATGGCCCGCTTGTGGTGGGACTCGACCTGGTTCTCGGACACCCGCGCAGAAGCTTCACGGATCGTGAGCTCGGCACAGTGGCGCGAGAGCATGATCCCCCACTCGGCGTCGTGGCCCTCAATCTGAGGATCCACTGGGTCACGCGATACCGCTCGAATGAGCGCCAGCTTGGTGGCGTTCTCCTCGATCCGGGCCAGGATGGACGAGTACCCGGTGCCTCGTGAGGTGCGAAGGCGCTCGACCAACTCCTGGTCAAGCTGGCGGAAGGTGGCTCTGGCTTGCGCAGTCATCGGGACCACGCGGGGATCCACCAGCACCTCATCGATGGCACCCACATCGGTGAGATTGCCGTTGAGCTTGCCACCTCCCTGGTGGATGAGGATCAGCCGGTCAATCAGGTCTTGGGGCGGGTCGATGACACCAAACGCCTCATTGCTGTCCGGGAAGTCGTCCTCGCTTTCCATGATCAGAAAGCGGGCCAGCGAGCCGTCTGCCACGTTAGATGCCTGCAGCGCCTGCCAAAAGTGCAAAGGCGTCGTGGTGCCATAGATGCAAGCGCAGGGCTGGTGAATGGCCCGGTGGGCGTTGTTGTGCTGGGTGCTGGCGTACTCCACCCCAAAATATGTGGTGCCCGAGGTCGTGTAGAGCTCGGTCATCAGGTCCAGGATCTCGCACACATAGCGCGGCGAACGCTTGCGATCGGCTGCTGCCGAGAGGAACATCCCGAACTCATCGAGTTGGAACAGGATCGCGGGCTGGCGCTGGATGGCTGTCAACAGGCCTGAGCCCGATGCGATCTTGTTGCCACCGAGGTACTGCAACAAGTTGGCCTTGCGGAACAGCTCGTTGATCACCACGCGGCTGTGATTTTTGCCGGCACCACTCTCGGCGATGCCAACCACATAAAGGTTCGAACGGATGTTGCTCTCGGTCCGGTACTTACGCCCCATCAGTGCCCCGATCGCACACAGGCTCGCACCGAGCGCGAGCACCGGCTGAGGGCGTTTGGCCGTCGCTGCCATCAAAGCCATCATGTCTGCAATCACACCCCCCACCTGATCCCAACCGACCGGCATAGGCTTGGGTGGAGGCAGTGAGATTTCCTGGGGCTCAATGGAAATAGGGTCAGCGGCTTGCAGCGCCTGCAGAAACTCACGCGCCGGGTGATGCCCGTTCATGACGATTTCACCGTTCAACTGCATCTCTGCGTCGGGCTCCCACCCGTTATCCAGCGCCAGCTTGTAGATCGTGCCGGCGCCTATGCGCTGGGGGGCAAAGCTGCGCCAACTGCGTGCCGTCGTCTTGGGATCATTCTTGTGCGAGCTTTCGGACCATGCCTCAAACAAAGGCCAGCCCTCATCGCCCAGCGCCCCCTTGGTGGCCATACCGATACGGACCCAACTGTCGTAATCTAGATCTGCATTGACGATGTGCCTGAGGGCATCTTCGACAGCCTCATAGGTGCCGCGCTGCTCAGGAAGGTTGGCGCACTCCATCGGGGCACGCAAGCCAACGCCCAGGGTCTTGGGACGCAACTCAGCCGGAATCAGGCGGTATGCCTCCTTGGCGAACTCCCGGGCCTGGGCCTCCGTGATGCCGGGCAAGTCATCAGGACTCAGGTCAGCCAAGGTGCTCACTGGCCAGTCGTAGGGCCTGCCTGTATCGGGGTGGATGCCATAGGCAATGAACTGCTGGCCGACCCCAAGCACCTCAATGGGCGGGTACTTGAAGCCAGAAAACGGCTGCACGGCTCGGTAGACCAGCAGGCGCTTAGGTGCATGGCCAATGCGCACCGCAGGTGTATCTCCCAGCATCCGCTTGGCGAGTGCTTCCATCTCGAGCGCGATGGTGGGCGCTTCAAGAATGTCGATGTCAATGCCGATCACCCGGCCCGCGGCAATGCCGATGCCCGCTTCTGGCCAGTTGCCCCAGATGTCGACCTCGTTGTCGGTGGTGTCACGCTCGCAATGCCGGCTCCACTTGGGGTACTCGTGCCAGGCGCCAAGCTTGTACAGCCCAGGCCTTTTGGTGTTGGGTTGAATCGGCAGGATCGGAAAGCCGCGATCGACCAGGGTGGCGCCAAGTTGCGCCATGTAATTCTTGTTTGTCATGGCGCTCCTCAAATCGGTGGGTCATTGGCATAGGCCTGGCGAAGAAAGTCCTGAAATGCGGTGACTGCCACATCAATGAGCGTCGCCCACTCCTGCTCAGTCCAGCTTGCAAGGTCGGTCTTGCCGATCTCCTCGACATAGGCGCCCGCGCTCATGCTGGCTGCTGCCAGCGCATTGGTTTCGTGTTTGTTTGGATCAATCATTCCTTTTAGCCTTGCAGTAATGTTTTGGCAGCGTCGAGAGCACTGTTTGCTGTCTGGCGCGTCCACACGGATAGAGCGAGGTGCAAATCCATAGCCGCGGTCATCTCTGCGGCAGATCACGCACATCATGCAAACCGGGCCCCGACGATCTCGGTGTAGCGCCCACTGGGACGAACTGCGATCTCGGAGGGGCAGCGCAGCTTGGGTGCGCAGGCGATCGCTTCATCCACCCGCTGGGGCAACGGCAAGCCCTGGGCACGGTTGGCCCACCAGGAGGCCGCCTTCTGGCGCGGATAGCCCTGGTGCTCAATGCAGATCCATTCGCTGTGGTGCGTGAGCCCGCTCCAGTAGTCCACGCGCAATGACGGTGGCTTGCCCGGCTTGTCATGTCGAGCGTAAGAGACACGGGTGACCGGTACCCACTCGGACTTGCCGGAAGTCAAAATGTCGAGGTTGCTGGCCTTGGCTTCGATCTTGAGTTCGGGCGGCGGGAACACATGCCCGCAATCAGGACAGGTGCGCACCGAGGCATGCACGATGCTGTCGCACTCAGGGCAGGCCTTGGTGGGCGCCACGCCATCCTCACCCCCCTTGGGGCGCTTGGGCTTGACGGCATCAATGGGTCCGTGGCGAGCAATGTTCCCGGCGAAGTCGAGCACCAGGCAGTCAGTCTTGCCAGGCGCCAGCCGACAACCGCGACCCACGATCTGGACATACAGCCCCGCCGACTTTGTGGGGCGCAGCATCGCCAGCAGGTCTACGCCTGGAGCATTGAACCCGGTGGTCAGTACATTGGCATTGGTCAGGCATTGAATCCTGCCGGCCTTAAAGTCATTGATGATGGCCTCGCGCTGCGCCCCGGGTGTCTCGCCTACGATGGTCTCGCAACTCACGCCACGCGCACGAATGGCATCGCGCACATGGTAGGCATGGTCCACACCGGCGCAGAAGATGAGCCAGCTTTTGCGGTCCTTGCCATAGGAGAAAATTTCGTCAACGGCGGCCTGGGTGATCGAGTCCTTATCGACCGCAGCCTCCAAGTCCTTGGCGATGAACTCGCCGCCACGGGTGCCCACGCCCGTGAGGTCAATCTGGGTGGCCATGCGCTTGGAGAGCAGCGGCGAGAGGTAGCCCTGATCGATCAACTCCCGCACCGACACCTCATAGGCAATATCTGTGAAGATGGCATCATCGCCCTCATGCAGAAGGCCTGAGTCCAGCCGGTACGGCGTAGCGGTGAGGCCGATGACCTTCATTTGAGGGTTGAGTCGGGCCAGGCCAGACAGAAAGCGACGGTACAAGGTGTTGCTCGAGCGCGGAATCAGGTGTGCCTCATCGATCAGGACCAGATCGCACTGCTGCACGTCATAGAAGCGTTTGTGGATCGACTGGATGCCGGCAAAAAGGATGCGGGCATGGATGTCACGCTGCTTGAGACCGGCCGAATAGATGCCCGCAGGGGCCTGCGGCCAGAGCTTCTTGAGCTCGGCGTAGTTCTGCTCGATCAACTCCCGCACATGGGTCACGATCAGGATGCGCTGATCCGGGAAGGCCTTGAGCACCCCTTCAACAAAGGTGGCCATCACCAGCGACTTGCCGCCAGCGGTGGGGATCACCACCAGCGGGTTGCCCGTGTCTGCATGAAAGTAGTTGTAGATGCCTTGAATGGCACCGCTTTGATAGGGGCGAAGAACCATCGTGTGGTTTGTGTTCATAAACGTGCTCCTCAAAAGGTGTTCGCATGCTTGTTTTTTCCGGTGTCACGCCAGCGATTCCCACTGGCGAACTCGTACTCGACCCAGTCCTCGCCTGCGTCGACCTGCTGGCCCGGTACCAGCGATGGGATGAAGAGGTGCATGGCGCAGGCAGCACGCTGGTCGGCCTCGGTCAACGAACGGTCATGGCGTGCGCAGTGCCACCCACCGTCGACGGGTGTCGCATGCAGGCAGGTGCGGCAATTGATCTCGGGGGCTGCAGCCTCTGCGGAACCCGCGTGGCAGACCGGTGCGTGGTCACACATGCGGCACTGGTACCAAGCGGGATCGGTGCTGATGCGCGGTGGTGGGGTGGCCGCGAAGATGACTCGCTCAGCCTTGGCCAATAGGCCCTGCGCAAAAGCGGGATCTGCCTCGACCCGCTCGACGTAAACGTCATCGGTGTCCTTGCAGACAGCCAGATACATCGCCCGGGTCAAGCCCATGAGGTGCATGTAGGTCTGCATCTGTGCAAAGTGCAGCGGCTTGCTATCGCGCACTTTCTTGGCCATCAGATCGTTGAAGCTCTTGACCGAGTGCGTCTTGAACTCCAGCACGTGCCAGGTCTTGGGCGCCTCCAGCAGGTTGATGGCCACTCCGTCTAGCGAGCCCCCAAAGTGACCGCCATGGGCTTGAACCCGAAACTGGCGGCCCGTGTCCGGATCAACTTCGAGAACTGTTGCCCCGGTGCGTCGCAGGTTCTGAACCAGCCGGGCTTCTTCCAACTGGCCGGTTTCAAAAAGGCGCAAGAGTCGGCCAGGATGCTGGGCGCGGGTGACCCAGCGGAAGTCAAACCAAAGGGCACGCTCACATTCCTTGCCGATCAACGACGCGCCAAGGTGGGCACGAAACCCGTCTCCCGCGTCAGCTTCGTAGGCAGCGAAGATCGCCTCTCGGGTGGGGCAGGTCATGCTGGGCAATTCAGCCATGCTGCACCCCCTGCTTGGCGTGAAGTTCCCGGGCTCGGGTCACCGCTGACTGCCAGCGCTCATCGTCGCAGTCGGCACGCAGCACCTCAATCAGCGCATCCTTGAACCGCTCTCGATGGCCCCCAGGCTCTGTCGAGTTGAGGTTGGCCATGTGAGCGGTCAACTGCGCCAGTTCCTGCTGTTTCAGGCGCAACGCCGTCTTGGCCCGGTGGAACCAGGTGGCATCGAGCGACTTCTTTTCTGTCTGTCGACGGATGTCGGTCGTGGCGATCTGGATCCGGATGGACGCGATCTCATCTTGAAGCGCAGCCAGCCGCTCACGGCAGCCCTGCAAGGTGCTGGGCAATCGGATCGGCGTGGCCGCTGGAGCGTGCTCATGCATGCCCGGGTCCTCCTTACGCCTGGCGCTTCCAGGGCAGCCCGTTGGCCGCAGGGGTGGCGGTCGGGGCGGCCGTGATGGGGCGCGCTGCAACAGGGGCCGGGGGCGGCGTGAACGGCTGTGTGGGCTGAGCGGCGGCTCCACTGGTACCGCCTCGCGGCAGATAGCGGATGGAGTTGGACTCACCGTACAGGCCCTTGGGCGGGCGCACCCGCACATCAAGGGTGATAGGGATCAGATGCAACTGCTCGGAGTTACTCACCTGCATCTTGCCCACGGCGCGGCAAATCGACGACAGCGTGCGCTTGGCGATCTCTACTGTGTCGGGATTAGCGTTGACCAGATTGAGGCGGTCGAAAAGCTTGCGGCCGGCGTACTGTCCATCGAGGATGTCGACCTCCAGATACAGGTACTGGCCGGTGCCGTCTTTGGTTGGGCGCATTTCGCTGGCGACGATCTGGCCGAGGTACTTGCCCGGAGGCAGGACGTCGTAACTGGTGCTGGGCGCGACAGAGGATGCGTCGAAGGTTTGTCCGAATGAAGCCATGGTGATTTCTCCTTTTTCAGGTGCGGGTGGTGGTGGATGGGATTAGGGTGGGATGCAAGGTTTCAGGCATGGCCTGCGCAAAGGCAGACCACTCAAGGGGAAGCGTGTCGGGCAGGTCGTAGCGGTTCTTGGCCAGGAAGGCTGGGCGTTCGACCGTGTGAATCACACGTTCGCCGGAGCCCACGGCACGACTGACCTTCTTGTTGAAGCCGACGTCCGCCTTGACGGTGGAAATCCGGTAGTTGGCAAACAGCACGACGTCCGAGTGCTCTTGCAGCAATGCTGCGGCGCGGGCATGGAGCTTGATCACGTAACGGTCGTAGGGGTCGTGCTCAGGCGAATCGAAGCGCTTGATGTCGGTGTGCGCGATCTGCACCACGGTCATCCCGCGGTCATCGCGAAGGGCGTTGAGGCCATCGATGTACTGGCGCCAGAGGTTCAGGGCCGCGACGTAGCCCTTACCGTACCCAGCGTCCTCGATCGAATTCCAGCCGTTGTCGCGGCAGGCTTTGGCCCAAACCAGCGGTTCAAGCCAGTCCACGCTGTCGATCACGACCGTGGCGAAATCGTGCTGCTCGGTGTAGAGCGCCGCCAGTGCCTCCATCACTTCGTCGAAGGTCCGAGACAGCGGAAAATTCGCCGCGGAGTTGGTGCCCAGCCCATCTTCGGTCTGGATGAACACAGGCTTGTTGGCCTGACCCGCGAAGGTCGTCTTACCAACGCCGGCAACACCGTGAATCAGCACCCTGGGCGGCTTCGGTGTGCCCGCCCGGTTGAGTTGTGCAAGGGAGATAGCCATCAGACGTCCTCCCCGAACTTGCTGTCATTGGCCGCCTCAGGCACAGCACCGTCCACGATGCGCTCAAGCTTGTAGGTGGGCTTGCCGGCTTTGAGGGTGCGGGCGGGTTCGAACAGTTGGCGCACTGCTGGCGGCCAGGCTGTGTACTTGGCCTCGGCAACCTTGACCTCGAGGCTCACGTAGTCCTCGGGGTTTTCACCCCACTTGCGCAGGGCCTCGACGGCTTCCTTGAGCTTGCGTTGGTCGTACTCCACCTTCTTGGGAAGGTCGGCAATCACAGTGTGGCCATCCACATCAAAGCGGACCGTCCCGGTGTTCTTGCCAGCATCCTGTCGCAGCTGGTGCGCACGCTCACCGAATCGGTGATGCAACACACCTTGCAGGAACTGCTTGTAGTGGCGGGCGGTCTCCTCAGCGTCAGACACGCGCTGGATCAGGCGGTCGAGGTCCGCCAGTGGCAGG